GTCAATAACAACAGCAGGCTTCTGACCATTCATCACAAACTTGTCACCAACAAGAAGATTCTCTGCGCTGACCCGCATATTAGAGGCAACAGACTTGCCACGGGTGCCGCGCGATGCCTTCTTAGTGGCCGACTTCTTCGAAACCTTACGTGCGCTACTCATATACCAAACTCCTTGCCCTGGTAGGGCGAAAATGAATCCAAAGTTTTGAATCTCTTTACTTTTCTTTACTGCTCACCATAGCCAGAATAGTCATTATCGAACGACGACCGGCGATAATAACTATCGTTTGCTGAGGAAACAGCCTCGTGATCGGCATTATCCGCTTCATCAACACCATTCAACGATCCAGAATCTGCAAAGTGAGAATGCCCACTCACATAACTATCCAAAGGAATACGACTACCATAGTTATCAAGGCACATCATGATGCGGTTGAACACACCGCCATCAAGCCACATCTTATAAACACTATGCGGCATCAAGTCAACAACTCGTTGCTGGTCGTCGGGGTTCTTGGGGTTCATAGAAATCAGATTCATTCGTGCCAGTGCAATGTCAAATCCAACGGTACGATCATAGTCGTCGTTGCCAGAGCACAATGACCAGCCAACATTGGCCACGCCAGTGATTGGATTAATCTTTACGACAATGACACCCCGCTTCTCATTGCGTCGGCCACGACGAATATACTGATGGAAGAAAATCTCATTATTGGTGGTACTCATACGATGTGATTCCTTTCTTTTTACAATTACACAAAATACACGGAACAACACTCAACTTAGGTACTAACTGGATTCCAATCAACGAGACGGCTAGAAATCTTCTTCATATCCTCAATCTTCTTCTGCTCGTCGTCAGTCAAAGCCTTAGTATCAATAGCCTTATACCCCTTTAGCAACACACTTTGGGCTTCGACATTGAATCGGCAAAGACACTTCATAACTGCAAAGATTCTGGCATCTTTACGAGCATTAAAGATGGTATAAGCATCAATGATGTGAATAAGACGACGAGTGGTAATAACATCTTCTGTATTACCATTCTTATAATCGATACGATTCTGTGATGCCCACTTCACGAGGCACTCGGGGAAGTTATTCGCAGCCAAGCCATTATTTGCCATTCTAACTTCTAGAATCTGCTTTTCGATTTCAGCAGTAGGATAATCGTGCTCAATCATGAATGGGAATCGATCGAGGAAAGCCTCGTTCATAACGCGAGTACCAACAAACTTACCAGTTTCGTTGCCCTGCCCCTTGGTATTTGCGGTAGCAATAATAGTAAATCCATCTTTGGGCATAATACGTTCACCAATTCGCTTGATGAAGCCGGGGTTGCCTTCGAGAATAGGCTGCATACACATGATCTTATCAGATGCAAGATCCAACTCATCTAGCAGCAATACTGCCCCGTCGTGCATTGCTTGAGCAACTGGGCCATAATTGAATACAGTTTCACCATTAATCAAACGAAGCCCACCGAACAAATCATCTTCGTCGGTTTCTACGGTAATGTTAACACGAGTCCATGGGCGACCAAGCTCGGCGCACACTTGTTCGATCGTCTTGGTCTTACCATTACCACTCAAGCCAGTGACCATCGTGGGATAAAACTTACGACTTTGAAGAATGGTCCGAATATTGTCGTAATATTCTCCATACTTAACAAAGCCCTTATCAATAGGCGGCACAGAAGGTGGATTATCGCTCATTACGCCGATAACACGACCTTTGTTGGTTGGCTTTGCCGGAGAAGCAACGATATTTGGTGAATCTGTCATAATATCCTTTTTATATTAACTCTGCGCATATCGTGAATTTTTATTCTATCGCACACAATTGTATCATCAAGGCAGATTAAAGTCAAGTTATGAAACGAATTATTAAGTAGCCAATCCACTAGATTTAACGGCATCGTGCCCGGCATCATCCTGCTTATCAAGATGTGCCTTAAACGCTTGATTTTCCTTATAGAAATCGTCTAATTCTTGCCACGGCAATCTATAAACTCCGCGAGCGCCAACTTGACGATACTTTTCACCATGAATCAGCCATGTTGGCATTTTGAGAGAAATACCCTCATACGGATTCTTGTTGTAATTTTCTATAAAATTAATAAGATCCTTTCTGGTTATTGTAGGAACCCTACCCAGTCTACGCTCTAAGCAAGCCATAAACTTACATCTTACACTCATTTTATCTAACTCCTTATTCCGTTACTTTCTTAGTCTTTGGTTTATCTAACTTTGCTTTACCACTCACAATATTGGTGAATTGTGTGAGGAACACTCTAGATCCACGATTACCAGCAGCCTCACTGGAGATAAGACGCAACTTTTCTTCGGCTGACAGGTTCTTATTACTTTGCAGATTGCCGGTCTCGTCAACAATTGATTTATTCAAAGAACTATAGGACATGATAAAATACGCATCATAGCCATTTTCTAAGATCATGGCAGATCCATTCTTATCATAATCATCATACAACTTTTGAAGTTTGGTGGTGTCATCACAACGGTGCTTCATAAAACTACGATCGCCAACATAGTATCCAATAGCATTTGCACCAGTTCTATACTTCAACCGATCGATCAAGAAAGCGGTCATTCTAGAAGCATATCCAGAGCAATTGATATTGGTATATCTGGTGGCCAAATTGGCAGAAATCTTACACTTATTATCTCTTGCGATCAAGTTACCACTAGAGCGATAATAATAATCATAACTACCCTTCTTAGAATCATATCGGTAACTGGTCATGTTCTCGTTACCTTCACCATCAGTAAGCACAATAAGGTTTACAATTTGAACCTTGTGATCTTTTTGGAACTTAGGAAGATAGTCAGTGGCAACAAGAATAGATTCGTTTAGTGGTGTGCCATTCAACTTCATGTAACTGGCATCATAACTACAAAATGTTTCGTTGCCAGTAACATAATTTCTTGCAGCCTTAGACCAACAAAGAAGTTTACCACAAGCAGCAGTAAATTGAGCCGCGCTCATCTTACTACTCAAAACATTTAACATAATGCAATTACTCAAATTAGCATCGCCATCCTTTGGCTTACCATCAAGATACCCGCCATTTGAACTATTGATATCAACATTTTTGTCTTTAAGAGTAGCTGTAAGTAGGTTAAAGGCATATGAATTATCATTGAAGATCATGACTTCAAAGGGAACATTGACTTGACGGCAGAAGGTTGCAAGTTCTACGGTTTTCTCTACAACAGATCCAATGATAGAATCCATAGAACCACTACCATCAATAATCATCACAAATCCGTGATTCTTTCCTTCGCGTACAACTTGACCTCTCAGGAAGATATTGTCGTCATACTTATAATGATGAAGTTTATTGGGATTGATTCGGCCGGTTTCTGCGGTAGAAGTACGCTGAGACTCGTCGGCAGATTTACGAACATTAAATTCAGTAACAAGACCACTGATGATCTTACGCGACTTTGCGGCATATCTGTTATAGATTTCTCTGGGTGAAACGTCTGTTGGCAACACTTGATATTTGGCAGCTATCTGCTTATCGATTGCTTCCCACAATTTATTGGATGGAATAATATACTTCGAGCTATCAACTTCTGGGATGTTGATATACACAAAGTCAGAATTGGTAGTCTTATGCTTTACAAGGTGTTCATCAATCTTGGACTGAACACCATTCTTGAAGTTGGAAACTCTGACTTTAGTGCCAGATCCAAGACCAGCACTTCCAACACCCCCGCCAGTTGCAGGACCACTCGATCCCCCACCCCTTATACTTGGTTTGCCAGAATTTGAATTGCTCTCGCCCGGGCCCTGACCCTGTTGGCCCTGACCCTGTTGGCCCTGACCCTGTTGGCCCTGACCCTGTTGGCCCTGACCCTGTTGGCCCTGACCCTGTTGGCCCTGACCCTGTTGGCCCTGACCCTGTTGGCCCTGACCCTGTTGGCCCTGACCCCGTTGGCCCTGACCCTGTTGGCCCTGACCCTGTTGGCCCTGACCCTGTTGGCCCTGACCCTGTTGGCCCTGACCCTGTTGGCCCTGACCCCGTTGGCCCTGACCCTGTTGGCCCTGACCCTGTTGGCCCTGACCCTGTTGGCCCTGACCCTGTTGGCCCTGACCCCGTTGGCCCTGACCCTGTTGGCCCCGACCCTGTTGGCCCTGTTCTTCTGGGATCTCTTCGTCATTATCCTTGCAATACCGATACAGATCCTTAGACAGGGCCTCTACATCTTGCCAGTTTTCTGTATTCATCATGCGCTGAACAAGGCGCATTTCTGCATCCTTAAATTCAACATGAACATCGGGATTACCAACACCAATACTAAACATCAGGTTAATACGATCAAGAAAGCCATAATCATCGACTTTGACTTCGGCGAGATCGCCAAACATACCAGTGCTCATCAAGTAATCACCGGCATTACGATAAGTGATGGCAACACCGGGGTACTTGCGCTTAACCAGACGATTAACTCTGGCGTCCTCTACGGTATTAACAACATACTTAACCTTATCTGCAACTGTTGGATCTTCATCAATCCTGCCAATAGTCTGACCAATTACGTCACTCTTAGGAGTGAACATAGCATGACCAACTTCATGGCATATGTTCATTTCATAAAAGTCGGCGTCAATTTGAGCAAATGCCGGCATTGTCAATGTTCTGGTATCAACATTGAACGAAGCGGATTGTGCCTTTACATCGTGTTGAATTGTAAGGTTCTCGCCGGCCAATAGCCTGGCGAGTCCACTTTCAATTTCGATGTCACCAGAAGACATACGCCTATCTTGATTGAGAGTATTTTTCATCGATATATTCTAGACTCGTGGCTAGTCAGAGTCAAGTCGATAGCAAAATAATTAAATTTGGATACCTCGTTACCGGCACATATACTATTATGACGCCGAATTGACGATTTTTGACTTATACGAGATACGCGCGTATAATATCTCAGATACGATTACATCTCAGATACAGAGATTCATAAAAATGATAAACGATTACAATATTAACAAACAAATATGGATTATAACATCTACCATCAACCACCAATGAGTAAATATGGATTATAACATATTACAAAAAATTAATACCAAGAACTATTGCCAGCGATATAATACGACGGCACAAATAGCCAAGGCGAGGTGAAAGGATAATACAAAATGAACAACAAAATACAAGTTTGGGTATATTCGAAAAACAATGCAAATAATGACGAATTGATTAAACAAACTGCAAATGCAGAAAGTTTTGGTTCTGGATACGGATTTGGTTACAGAGATATATCATTTTACGCAGATAACAACTGTCATGCGTCTTTAATAAAAGACAAACTCCTTAAGTTACGGGGTGTAGTTAAAATTGAGATTGTCTACCCAGATAAAAACACCAGGTATACCTTTGAGAAGAAATCTGGTCGTGTAAAATACTATAAGCACAAAATCTAACACACCAAGAGCATCAAATCATCAATTATACAATAATATGTACGTGCTGATTGTGTCGGATCCTCGTACTACGAGGATCCGACACATATTATCATAAATAACTATGAATTTCTAAAAGTATTCCGGAGACTTTAATGATAATTGGTGCAAATGTCTATAATAGATCAGCTACTGGCCACAAGCATCTAAAATTGTATACTTGGGAAAGCGTTTTCGAGAAAACAAAACAAGCAGTAGATCTCGAAGGATATCAATTTAATGACGGCAGGGGTCTTGTAAATTATCCACTAGAAAAAGCAAAAACAAACAGTTATTTCACTGGTTTATCGGCACCAGTATTCGAGGACGAATTTTACAAATATGTAAATCCAATTGTAAGAATCAGAGTAGATCATGGTGCATGGTTAAACGATTTCAATAGAGTGGCAGGAAATTATATTCTAACCGGTCTAACAGGTGCGTTCAACGAATCTACTTTATCTGACTGGCAAAATTCTGTGTCTGGCCCGAACAGAGAAGATAGACTAGGCAAAGCGTATGCAGCCATGATAGATATGCATACAAGGTATTATAATGCCCGTGGCCTTTCGCACGATGCCCCGGCGGTTCTATTTCAAAACATATTTACTTCACAGGCAGAACACGATGGGATATTCGGCAGTAACAGAGATTTCCCACCACTTTCAAGTGATTCATCTAGTGGCCCGGATGCGCCTTGGCTGTCGGTATACTACCACCCATCAGATGCTCTTTCAATGCACGGGCAAACATATGGTATAGCCGAAAAAGATATTCTGGCAATAAGCAGAACTTCGATGTATACCACCCAAGGATTGAGTGGCGCGAGATACGCAATAAACACAATATTCTCTTCTATGAAGTCTTCAATAGATTTACGATCTCAATATACTTCGGGAATAACATATCCAAAATACATCTTTAGTGACGACGAAACGACAACAGTATTGTTACCGTCGATAAGAGAATATTCTTCATATGATACAATTTTAGAATTGAATATAACTGGATATAACCCAGCTGGATCTCAGGGTCAACCAACACCATTCGATACAGCTGCGCCATACGACACATATGTATATGGCTTTACGAATGCCTCAGCAACAAACTATGTTGCTCAAGGCTCATTAAGACAGATGATATTTCACCATGACGTGTCGCCGTGGATTGATCCGGAAATTGAAGAAATAGAATATGGTTCAAATAATATTGTATACGATCCTAATGAAGGATCTTATTATAAAGTTAATGATGGCTATACAGCAAACAATCTTGATGGCTTCCCATCAGACTTTTCTGAAGGATACACGTACTATGGCGACGGATACGAAGCAAAGATGCAGATTTGCAGAAATGCAGCAAATCAATCACAGACACAATTCATAAATCAATGGACTCTTTCTGGACCTACATATATCGCAACTAATATACCAGGCACAAATAGAATACCAATACTAAGTCTAAACTCATCGCCAAAATATTACACAAAAGCAAGAGATCAAAGTTTCATTTCTCAGTGGGCAGACAAACCACAATCATATGCCAACTATCAGCCATATTCAAATGTTAGCGTTGCAAACTTTGGTAATGGCCCGTACTATTGGACAAAATCTTCTGGTATATCATCTAGTGACTATAATAGATATCCATATAATACACTAATTAATTACTTTGGCAAAACTGCCGACCTTGGTCAATGGAATCAGCACATTAATGATCCCAGAGCAACTACATACAAATTCTTTGACAAGTACACACTATTCGAACTATGGGGTCAAACTGGACCATATGTAGAAGGCAATAAAGATAGCACCGCTGGCTGCAACTATAGCCCATATCAATATACACCAGAATATACATTATATTCTCCTAGCCCATATACTGGATCAGCAGAATATACCCAAACTAACGTAAAATACTATTATGCTCCACATGGCACAAGCAGTATATTTGATAAGAATCCATATTTCTTCAATTTCATACTTAGTTTACACGAAGCTCACCATATTTGGTTAATGGATCAAGTATTTGCTCCAGCAAAGACGCATTTCCCTAATATAAAAGTGGGTACAGATTACTCTTCTAGTATGGGCAGCAAACGGTTCTTGGCGTCGGGTGAAAAACCATTCGCAGTTGGCTACTGTTTAGACATTCTTGCTGGCCATACTGGTACAGGATTTGCATCACCGGATATTACAGGTATATCATTTTGTGATTTTCATTCTCCAAATCTGCCAATGGGAATAGCAACAAAATACACTGTAAATATTAACAGTGCGTTTAGAGGAACTAGCCCGATCGCTTCTGATAGATATAATGGAATAAATCTAACCGGATCGTTTGCAAATAACAACCTTGGTAGCTATGGAGGATTCTTAGATAGTATATCTTTAACTCGGGTTATTACAGGTTTGTCTGGTGATCGCGGCCTAAGCGGTGATATGTCGATAACTGCATATAATGGGCTAACTTCTAACCCAAAAGAAAGCTATCTAAATGTCCAAGACTTTGTTAATTATAGATTTAAAAATAGCATCGAAACTGCTAAAAATTATAACAATTTAATGAATTACTTCGACGAAACAAGATCGGCTGGTAAGCCATTATTTCCTTGGTTAACTATCAATGAATCCGATGGACCAGTATCAACAACGAACTTGTTTACTACTGGTACATCTGTATTGCCGGTGTCAACTGAATATGATACATTTAACTATATTAGAACAATGTTGTTTGATCACAATACAGAAGGATTTATTGTATTCAAAATGCCACAACTAATTTACAGAGTAGGCGAAACAGGTGTTTCTGGAGCAATTAAAATGCTCGACAACAATGACCGATTCAGTAGAGTGGATACTGCCGACTACGAGGCAGCCTATAGTGTATACGGTGTGCCAGATTCTCATGGCAGATCTCCTGTATCACTATTTTCTGCTAGTGTAACATCTGGGCAGCCCAGACTATTTGTAAATTATATCAATCAAACATTAAGCGAAGGTGGCATATCTGGTTATAATTGGTATCTGTACGGCAACACGGCAGATGTCTCTTCTAAAATAGAGAATCCGGCCATATCGTATGATACACCCGGAACATATACTATAACACTAGAGGCATACAATCAATACGGTTCAGATACTTACACAATAAATAACTACATCAATGTTTTGCCAGTCTCATCAAACGAAAGGTCGTTGTATAGCGTTTTGAATACTGACTATGCAAGAAAGATACGAAAGAACAACGGATTTGGAGTATAATATGAAAAAAGCACGCGCAGTAAATTTGAATAAAGAAAGTTATGATGTATACGCGGGTCGTGGCAAAAAGGGTAAAGTACCTCAGACACCAGGTGAATACGGCTGGCTTGGTAATCCATACACACTCGAAAAGTTTGGCGATCAAGCAGTGCCGATGTTTAAAGACTACTTCTATAGTAGATTAATGCGAGATGAGAAATTTCGTGCAGAGGTGTTGAAATGCAGTGGCAAGTCTCTTGGCTGCTTCTGTGACGACGGCTGCCATGCAGAAGTTATTGCGGAATTTTTGAATAGGGTCGAAGATATGTCGATCGAATACGCGAAACTTGACTCAGAATCGCCAAACTGATACAATTACAGTCGAGATGAGAAATATATAATGAAAGGCTATCATGAGTGATTTGATTAAAACAGCTATATCGTATATGCCAGACGAAAAGACTCTGGACTTCTGGATAAAGCACCGGCAAAACGTGCTCTTCATTGGTAAGCACGGTGTTGGTAAAACTACCATGATCGAAGAAGCTTTTAAGAGAAACGGACTCAAAAGTCGTTACTTTAGTGCTTCTACAATGGACCCGTGGGTAGACTTTATCGGTATTCCAAAGGAAGTAATGGACGAAAATGGTAAGCCATATCTTGAGCTTATTAAACCAAAGGAATTCCGTGACGACGAAGTAGAAGCAATTTTCTTTGACGAACTTAACCGTTCGCACAAGAAAGTACGTAATGCTATCATGGAACTGATTCAGTTTAAGAGCATTAACGGCAAGAAATTCCCCAATCTCAAAATGATTTGGGGTGCTATCAATCCAAAAACTGATAACGATCCATACGACGTTGAAGATTTGGATCCTGCTCAGCGAGATCGTTTCTTGGTTCAAGTAGAAATTCCATACAAGCCAAGCAAGAAATACTTTGTCAATAAGTACGGCGAAGATATTGGCTATGACGTATGCGCATGGTGGGATGCTTTGCCTGACAAGGTAAAGGACTATGTTAGCCCCCGTAAATTAGACGGCGCAGTAGAATTCATGCAATTGGGTGGTAATGTTCGCCATGTTCTACCGCCATGCTGCAACGTAGATGCACTAATTGAAACTGTTAACAACGGATCGCCATCTAGACGATTGAAGAAATTACTGGATCCAGAAAGCAAAACGCCCGACAAGGATATTGTTACATTCATAAATGATATGAATAACTTCAAGGCTCTAGAAAAAGAAATCGTCGGCAACGAAACCCTCATATCTTCTTTGAATAAAGAGAATCTATCTTCGCTGTTTAGTACATATCCAAGCCAACTGGAAACATACTTTACTGCAAACTATGACGACCATGAGACTTTACTAAAAGATATCAAGTCTAAATCGCCGAAGTCATCTAAACTGGCTAAAGTTGCAGATAAGATCATCAAGTCTAAGACTGTAAAAACAAGAAAGACCGCCACAATTGCAATCTCCAAGAAACCACCACTTGTCGTAGAATCCATGTACGAAGAAGTGATGGGCTTTACAATGCCAAATACTATACCAAAAATTGGTTCTATAAGCACAGAATTTTCTACTAGTATATCAATGTTTGAAAAAAAGGCTGGGTATAAAATATCGCCAATCAAATCTACTATCCTATATTCACTAGCTGCAACTAGTCAAACCATGTCAAGAGGCACTTCGGTTATACCCATCACAGTACCCGACAAATCACAATGCGATAAAATAATGGGGTTCTTAAACTACTTTGTTGCTAGTTCTCAGCGCAAAACCCTAAATGATAACAGAGATAAAATCTTAGAAACATTTGCGTATATTTACAAGACTGGGTTGTTTAATATCAAAGACATGGTCGATAACTATCAATTCATTCTGGCAGAAATGGGTTGGTTATCTTCGACAGCTGCAAATGCCAAGTTTATTCCAATAAAGTACAAGAATATAATATGAATAACTTTTATAATGAATTCGACGAGGTCATATATTCAATGGAATCTAGACCTCTAATATTTTACGCTGCCATGAAAATGGGGCGGCCAGTACTAGATCAAAGTATAGATACGGCGTGTGTATCATTTGATGTTGTCGGTACATACATGGATTTCCATTTTAATCCTGACTTTTGGGACTATCTTGACACAAACAACAACAAAGGATTCGTTGTGGCACATGAATGCCTACACGTCATCATGGGCCACGGTATGCGATCGCTAACAGATGAAAAATTAGATCCAGAAGATAGGTCTTTAATAAATGTTGCGTTAGACCTTATAGTTAATCACACACTAGTAAATTACTTCAAATTCGAACGCACAGATAAATTAAATCCATTTTGCTGGATAGATACTATCTTCAAAGAACCAGATAAGATAGACCCAGAAGGTACATTTGAATATTACTACGATTTACTAAAGAAAAAAGAAAATAGATCTAAGAATTTTGATAAAATGTGTGAAATGTCTAATGCAATGAATAAGTTCCTAGATCAATTTGGTAACGAACTTTCAGAGGCACTACACGATGAAATGAGCCAAAATGTTTCTAGCGACGATTCAGATAAGATCAAGCAAAGAGCCAATGCTTACAATCGAGGCCGCCCCGGTGATCCGCTAATCGAAGGTAAAAACGAAGATAAGATTAAATCTAAACCCAAAATTAACAGAAAATGGGCAAATCTAATTAAGAAATTCACTAAGGTAGAATATGAAGATATTGAATGTGAGCAATGGTCACACAGAGGCCGCAGACATGCAAATCTAACTAATGGTATGATGTTGCCAAGCGATAGAGATGATATTGCAATTTCTAGAAGTAGAATAACTGTATACTTCTTCCTAGACGCCTCTGGTAGTTGTTGGCACTTGCGCAAAGAATTTCTGGATGCTTGCAAGAGTCTTGATCCAAAGAGATTCGACGTAAGGGCATTCACTCGTACTACATCAGTCAAAGAAATCAAAATTGACGTAGACATGGTTTCATGGCATGGCGGTGGTGGTAGTGATGACTTTGCGTGCATGGAAAGATACATTCAGAAAGAGATTGCCAGTGGTACGCTTAAGAAATATCCAGACGCAATATTTCATATCACAGACGGCGGCGATTGCGCACCATCACCCTTCAAGTCAGTAGAAAATCCAGATGTATGGCACTGGTTCTTGACTGAAGGTGGTCTGAAATTTTCGATACCTGATGGATGCCATATACACAAACTGAAAGACTATACATCTAATGATTAAAAATATTACATACTCGGATAATGATGGCATCATAATAAATGATGACTGTTATACTGCGCTAAAAGATATTGATCCTGGATCTGTACACCTAACTGTCACAAGCCCACCATATGACAGTATGCGCACCTATAACGAATATCCTAAAATGGATATTATAAATTATGGTAAGTTGTTATACCAAGCAACTTGTGATGGTGGTGTATTGTGTGTGGTAATTCAAGATCAAACTAAGAAAGTAAAGACTGGTACCAGCATGATGCTAGCCGCAGACCTAATAAGAGAATGCGGCTGGTCGTTGTTTGAGACAACCATCTATCAAAGAAATGGCATACCCGGTAAATACTGGAACAGAAGATTTAGAGTAGATCACGAATATATACACATCTTTGTTAAGGGTGATACACCCAGATATTTTAATAAAGAACATATGAAAATTCCCACCCTACACCCAGGCAAAAAGATGAGTGTACAGAAGAGAAAAAAGACGGATCTTTCGACAAAAAAACTTACTTTGTATGCGACGATACAAAGTGCTGTGGTACTATATGGAACTACAACGGCTATACTTCTAATAACGAAAACAATGAAATCAAGAATAATCATCCTGCTACGTTTCCAGACAAACTGGCACAAGATCTAATATTGTTATTTTCTGATCAAGGCGACACCGTGCTTGATCCAATGTGTGGATCTGGTACAACTCCAGTAATCGCCAAACACAATAATAGAAAGTATATAGGCATAGAATATAGTAAGAAATACATCGACGAATGTGTTATTCCTAGACTTACAACAAACACAATATCAGATTTATTAGAATAAAATATAGTGATCCTTGTTGTTATAAATACTACAAGTAACAAGGAGCACTATCTTGGCGTCGCTTAAGATTAACTCTGATAGAGGAATGTTATATTCCACGAACAAAAATACAGACAAATTTCTTAAAGATAGTGTTGGATTTTTACGTCAAAACAAAGCACACTTGAAACTACTTAACTATGACGATCGTTTTGGCTTATATATTTACGAAGATCGAGAGCTAAGAATCAGTAGACCAGAGAAATTTTTAAGGACTACCAAATCTTGGCTAGATACCTATGTGCATGAATATTGCCACTTTCTTCAATCGTATTATGAAACCCCAATTTATAAAACATATTGGAAACCACTAAAAAGCATAATACACACTGAAAAAGATTTAAAAACTAATAGTCAAAAGTTAATAGAAGATCAGATGCATATAATAAGACAAATGGAAACAGAATGTTGCAAAATGAGCATTGGTCTGATTAAGTTCTATGATTTGCCAATTGACGTAATAGAGTCGGCCAAAGTAAGTAACGCTTACATATTTTATCATCATTTAGTAGAAGAAAATAAAACATGGAAGTGCAAAGACTACTATTCTAGAAATATACTCAGTTGTATGCCTACTCGCATACAATCGAATTACGCAGAAAAAATGCCCAAGAAATATTACAAAATAATGTCAAAATGTTTTGAATGAAGAAAGGGTTTAAATGAGAAAGGGTTATTATGGACGACAAATGTGTTCCTGGCGATGCGCGTGTCTTAAAGCTGCTCAATGGCGAAGAATTTATGGTTACTCACGTTGGCGTAGTAGTCGATGAAACTCTGGGGATTAAGTACCTAGAGTATAAGGATCCACGACAGTTGGTTGCAGATCCAAGTACTGGTAGATTAGTAATATTTACATTACCATATCTGTATCATGATAGTTATAAATCATGCTTTAGATGTTCTTTGAGTGCCGTCGTATCTTACATGAAGATGAACGAGAAAACAAAGACAACATATCTTGCAGATGTCAATAACATTGCTACAGCCACACCAGAAGAAGTTAATAACGTAAAGAATACACCGAAGCTTATTCTTTCTTAACTTTAATATCCTCGATCTCGGCAGTTGGTTTATGACTAACTGCCTTGTTTTTTGTACTCTTGCGGATCTTATCAATGATCTTTCTAGAAGATTCTGACTTGATTATTTCTTGAGCCTTGCCAGGAACCATATTTGTACCAAAGATCTCCAGTTTCTTTTCTACTGGCATTTGATCTTTGATTTTCTCAACTAGATTGACTGTTTCCTCAGTTGCAGTAGTTAGAACCTTAACTTCTTTCTTCTGACGGATGGCTACATAAACAATATAACCAATTATGCCAACAATAACAGCTCCCACTCCAATTATACCAACAAGAGCAACTACTTTGAGATAGTACGTGGCACCGGCTGCAACTGCAAGCCCGATTAATCCCAAGCCACACACAAATAAACCGCTTCTTGGATTAATAAAGAATGCCAAAGCTGCGCCGGCGATAACAGTAAGCGTGCCGATAGCAAAGATTATACCCAAATAAGAGTATATATTCTTAACTGCTTCATTTTGAAGCTTACCCTTTTCATTTTCCAGATCAACTATTTTATTTGTAAGATCTTTTATCTTCTGATCAACTTTTTGTAGGTTTTTGCTATCAGATATCAAATTTGGTATAACATCAGCGGTAGAGTTATTTGCTTCTTTGATCTTAGATGCCTCACCGGCAACCAAATCGCTATAACTAATTAAATCTGCATTATCTGGGTGAGAACTTGTAGCTACATCAGTATGATGGTCTATATTAACTACAGCATTGTCAATAATCTTGGTATTATTACCAATCTTATTAGTAGACTCGACCATGGACGATCTAACATCAGAAATTGTCTGATTATCAGAAACAATTGGCTTAGTTTTGGAGTTGGCTTCACAAGAAGCCATCAATAAAGATATCATTGTCATAGATATAACTTTAAGACATTTCATCTTGATCTTCTCCTCAACTTTCGTCGGCCGAACAATAATCCCTGGCCATTTCTCTTAACAACTGTTGGTTCACCAGGCGAAACACCTGCAATGCCAGACGCAGTTGTGTTGGCATTTTCAGATTCCATCTTCTTCAATTTAGTATAATAGTTGGGATCTTCAAACACATGGTCCATGGCTATCTTTAAAGCGGCTGAATGATCTTTGGTGTGTTCTATTTCGACCTTAGATCCCATGTCTAACTGGGTCTTAATATGATCAATACTAACTTGGTGCTTCTTGGCCAGATCTTCTGGTGTTTTGCCTTTAGCCAGGCCCCCCAGTTGACACTTTTCGATAAACGAAATAAATCTTATCATATTAGATATCCTTTAATCGTTTATAAATCAGATAGTCAATACCAACCTTCTGAAAATCGACACCATGTATATATTTAGTATCTGGTTTTAAGTATTTTAAATAAATGAAAAAAGTCTTTAAACTATCGTATAAAGACTCTTCTAGCTTATATAACATTATCCGTATGCCGGGTTCGATGCCAAATACGTTGCAGATAATAATTATATGATTTAATATCAATCTTTCTCTTAGTTCGCCACCACGCTTATGACGATTCAATAGGCGCTTAATGTAAACAATGCGGTTTAGATCTTCTTGAAATTCATCAAGGCCCTTACACTGTGGGTTATTGTAGTTGGTGGCTGCATATAAAAGAAAGTTAGCATCATTCAAATTTTCAAAATTCATATATTATCTTCGTAAACGGCTACGCACCCCTTTACTTTTTGCGGTTGCCTCTACTTTTACCTCGCTCATAATTGGCGTTCTTAATCCGCTTACGAGCAACTTTACGTTCTAAATCTGCCAATTTACGGTGAGTGTCATTCTCTGGGTGAACTTTAGCAAGGCGAAGTTTATCGTAGGTAGCATTTTTAATATCACTTACCATATTGTAAGCTCTATCAGAATCTTTGGTTCTGTTTAGCTCGTCACGGCCAATTTTGCTATACCGTTTCTTCATCAATTTATCGTAATGCCTAACAGTACTCTTTAATTGGTCTTTTGGCGACTTAGTAGTTACATTTTCATCGTATTGACCTTTAATTGAATACTTCTTACGCTGAAGAGTCTTTATAGACCTCTTCATTCGCCCGATAGAAGGGTTTCGTGTATATGGCGGTGTAGCAGATTTATAGTCGCTACCAAGATCATTAAGAGATGATTCTATTCCGGCTCGGCTCATGCTAGTGCGATTACCGTACTTTGAAAATTGAGACTTGAGTTTCTTTCGGTTACGATCTACTTTAATCTTAGCATTTCGTATCTGATCTTCTCGTGATTTAGTAGTCAACGACTCAGTTACGCCAGCAACCATCTCAATTCTAGGCGAAACGGTTACTAGCCCACCATCTGAAGGTAATGTATATTGAACACTCAATTTTAGGCCGTAACCAGTACGCCAACGAATATTATCGTCAGTGCCGATGTTATAGTTAGCATCTAATACACCAGTTCTGCCGCCCATATAAGATATAGGAAACGACTCAGAAGTTATAGATATATTAGATTCGGTACGAACATATGGTCTTTCTTTAGGAAACGTAAATACAAGACCGATGGTAGAAAGACGGCGTTGAATTTTGTTCAACGCATTATTTGGATTGATATAAGAAGCAGTTTGCTGTTGTAGATAGGCATTTATTCTAGAGATACTTTCTTCGTCCAATACACCCAAATTGATATCTAGATCGTCTGCCGCCTCTGAGGCATACGGTGGTGTATAAGATACTCTGGAATAATGTTCTCTGATATTTTTATATTTCTTCAAAAGACATCTCCAGTATTTTATCGTACAACTATATTGAATCTTGTTGTGCCAGTAAGGCTTCTAGAGTCCCAGCAATAAGCAGTCGCACCATAAGTGCCACCAGTAAGGCTAGCACCAATTCGAAGCATTGCTGCGCCAAGAGTAATACCACCAAGGCCACCATACGGATAAGTCGTAGTAGTATTGCCTGCTGGCCATTCATATCCACCGCCCCAGGCGCCAGTAGCAGATCCAGTTATGCTCTTAATAAGCAAGACATGGCCGGCAGTAGGATTGAATCCGAAGGTGATTGCGGTGCTTGTTAGAAGCGAGCCGTATTCGGTTGGGTTCACATCAGATACAATTACTGGATAATACGCAGTAGTACCCTTGGTGTGATGCAGATTAATACCATCAGCAGGTACAGTAAAGTACGGTGCAAAGTTTCTGTTATTAACTGCGTCACCGGCAGTGGCGCCTGGTACAATACCAGTCAAACCACGACTGGTATAGTCAGAATCCGCAGCACCGGCTGGCGTCGGATCCAATGGCAAACAGACAAGCAATTCCATGGGAACCACTACATCTGCGCTACTTGTAACATACGACTGATTAAATGGATTCGCTGTCGATCCAGATACACCGCAACCAACAAGTGGGATTTCCCAACCGCGAGGTGTTCTTACACAAACGCGCTTCTGTTCTTCTGTTAACCAATTTGGCTTAGAACTTTCCTGATCATTTTTATTCCACAGTGCCATCTTTGCTCCTGTTCTTTAGTACTTACTATTTATGAATTATTATCATCTCATTTGCCGCGGCGGCGAGATGGTTTACGTCTTAAGAAGTTAGATTTCTTAGAATTCCACTTTACGTCGTTATCGTCCCACTTATTATGACCGCGCTTGAGCATGTTAATTGTCATGCGGCCACGGTTTCTCTTATTCTTTAGAGTGTGATGCCCAGAAGAACGGCCGCGTATATACTTGTTCAGTTCAGATGGACCCATCTTAGAAAGTTCTGCCCATCGACTATAGATTCTAGTATGCTTAGCTTTCTCAAGAAACAATCGATTAAACGCCTCATTTACTGCCTTCTTTGTCTTCTTAGTAATCTTCTTCTTGGCAGCTATCTTGGCATTCTTGACTGGCTTACGCTTTAACTCAACCTTCTTCTTTGGTTTGGCTTTCTTGCCGACGACGCGAGATATTTTCTTAGATCTTGGTTCTGGTGCAGCTTCTGCTTTCTTTGCAACTTTAGGTGCAGATTTCTTAGTTTTCTTCTTGTTTACAACCTTCTTGATCTCTGGATCTTTCTCACTAGTACCAGACTGATCAGACTTGCCTTTGCCCTTAGAACCCTTGATTCTTTGATACACAGCCCAATACGGTACTGTATTATCCTTGTAATATCTGTTAAACTTAGACTTAACATGCTGGTGCTTAAGAAACCGTGCAGCAGATTTTTCATCTTCTGTTAATATCTTTTCACAGATAAAATCCAAGAATTTGTCGTTAATTTGATCCATGTCTATATCCTCTTTTTTTGTTCCACTTGATATTTTATTATCTTTGACCAGTGTATTAATGAACTTTAGATAAACTGATGCAGCACCAAGTCTATTAATCTTCGTTCTAGGGTCTTTAGTTTCCAATGCTTCTTTTCGAGCAAGACTATAATATCTGCGGGCAAGAGCATATTTTCTATTGTTGGTAATATCGAACTTTTCTAGCTTTCCGACACTACTTAAAGCATCGTGCTTATTAGAATAGTGCAATCCACGCACACTATATTTTCTACCATCCCTATAGCTGCCCAATGATATATACTCCAAAAGTAAAAAACCGCCTATATCATGATATAGGCGGTATCAATACTATTTATGATTTTAAGAGTTCTTCTTTTTTCGTTTCTTGAAATTCGTCATTAAATCGACGAAATCTGAGAAACTTGTAGGCTTTTCATGTAAGATTGGATCGTCAAAGTCGTCCTCAATGTTAGATTTTTGATCATTTTTGACTGGTGGTGTTATTTCTTTAGCCATTTTTTCCAACTTTCAAAGTATTTACGTTCTAAGGATGCACTTAAATATTGCTTTTGGGGTCTATACGGTTTAGACAATAAAGTCATATTGGCTTCTTCTGGTGTCATGTCGGCTTTCTTAGAATTACAGTAGGAACACGAAGAAGTTACGTTAGACCACTCATGCTTACCACCTCGGCTAACTGGTAAGATATGGTCAATGGTTCTGTCATCTTCTGGTAGATAGCTACCACAATACTGACATTCATACTTATCTCGTAAAAAGACGTTCTTTCTACTTAGATTAGCATTGGTTCTAGGCAACCTAACGTAATTCTTTAACACCAGAGCCTTGGGTAAATCGTAGTAGCCCTTGACAGTAGATATTCGGTGATAGTCTTGATATCCACAAGGGATCTCTGCCTTGCCACCAAATATCAGTAAAACTGCGCGTTTCCATGATATAACATTTATTACTTCTTCACTAGAATTAAGCAACAGAACAGGTTGATGCATATAAAGAATCCTTACTCTTCGAAGTTCCAATTAGAATAATCTTTAGGTTTTGGTGTTTGGGAGTATTCCTCGACATCGGCAACCGCAGATTTAGTCTTACTCTTCTCTTTAATTTCCTCTTCAAGTGATGGCATATACGCTTTCTCACCCAAGTCATGAAACTTCATTCTACTCTTATCTAAACCAACAATAAACTTCTTGTATGTTGTAGTGTCATTATAACGATTTTTGATCTGCTTAAATACTACTTGGCCTTGACGTTCTAGCTCTGGTGTAGATATAATACTCAATGCAAGGTCTGCTGTATATTGGGTACCAATCGAATCAGCAACATCTGACATGCCAGGGTCTGTACTTGCGATACCGGTTCTATTGAGCTGGATAGCACTCAATATAGGCACATCGTACTGAATACCAATACTACGCAATTCTTCACTTACTGCTTTAACAATAGAATATGTATTGGCATTGCTATTATTCTTGAATCTGGAACTAGAACAGATATTCAAATAATCTATAACAATAACGTCTGGCGCAAACTTCTTTTTGACTTTGAGTTCTTCTATCAGGTGCCTGAATTGCAAACTATTGCCAACGTCTGGCGGAAACTCTTTGATGATTAGCTTGCCCTTATACTTGGCTTTGCAATCTGCAATCTTCTTGGCAAACGATTCTTCTTTTAGGTTCTTCAATTCGTCAATTCGATAGCCAAGCAGATTTGCGTCAATTCTTTCGGCAATTCTTTCTTCGGCCATTTCTAGTGTAATATACAGTACGTTCTTACCGAGTCTAAGATAGTGAGTGGCGCAATGGCATAGAAAGATACTCTTGCCACCACCAGGTGGAGCCATTACTAGATTCAAGGTCTTTGGAGTTAAACCACCACCAGTGATCTTATTCAGAAGTTCGATATCAAACGGCAATCTAATACTATCACTATGATAGAATTCATATCTTTCTTTTTGATCTTCATAGTAATCATGGCCGACGTTAGTTTCAAAACTCACACCAAGTGCATCTTTTAACAAATCTGGCAATGCACTTAATGGCTTACCCGACTTAGATTTGCCGTCCATGATTTCAATGCTTTCTTGGATAGCATTGTAAATTGCTCTGCCTTGGCAAAACTTCTCTGTTTCTTCTATCAGCCATGCAGTATTCTTGGTAGGCGAAGAAGCATACATATCAGTGGATATGGTTTCTAAAGTCTTATATTCATCTTGAGAAACTGATAAACCTTCAATGGCTAAATCAACTGCATCTTTCTGTGGCACAGTATTATACCGATTGAAATAATCGCGTACAATCGTAAACACTTCTTTCTTTAATCGAGTAGGAAAATATTCAGGCTTTAAAAATGGTATAACTTTTCTAACATATTCTTCATCATTAACTAACCCCGATAGTATCCTATCTTCAATCTTCATTTAGATTCCTTAATGAGAACATCTCGTATATATTCTGGATAATCAGTGCAAATTGCGTGCGCTGATCTATGAGAGATTATATACGAGTGATCGTAAATGTCAAGCATCGACAATAGAGGCACGATGCAGTCAGTTGTTTCTTTTGCGGCTCTGTCGTGTAGCCAAATGTATCCGCAACTTGTAAGGCAATACCGATCTCTTTCATGAGCAAACCATCTACAGAAATTCAATTCATTTACTAAATGCACGGCAGCTTCATAATTCTTGGCATGTACCCATATACTATCGCGTCTAAAGTAAAGCCAATCTTTAGATACTTCATAGTCTGGACCATCGTGGCCAAGAAAGAATTTGCCGTCTTTTACATACAGGTCAATTTCTACTTCATATCCAGCTTCTAAGGCTTCGTCAATATAATCGGGTGAATTTTCACGATTTGCCTCTGGACCGTTAATATTGCCTCTGTGAGATATTATAATCATTATTATCTCCATTCCATGTATTGTATATTTTTGCCGCTAATATTGCGCTTTATTGCATCCATTTGAGATATTAGTTCCTTTTCATTTGATTGGTTCAAATAGTGGAATTCACATGCAACAAACTTTGTAATATTGTGATATTTTTCGATAAGTTTTGGTATAGAACCATATTCTGCGCCTTCGCAATCAAACTTAAAATACAATTCACAATCCAAATATGGCGCAACCAACGAGTCTATTGTTATAGTTGGAACTTTTATTTGAACACATTTAGAACATCTGTTGTATATTCTTCCACCCTGATCCATATTATGGACTGCTTCATTTGGTATGTAATAAAAATCGACCACACTAGAATTGATATCGTCACACAAAGCAAACGGTAAATATACAGAATTTGGTATACTTTGTATTTTGTTTATATTATCTGGAGTGTTGAAATTCGGATTTGGCTCTATGAACACCTTAATCCAATCGTCTGTTATATTAAGATGATTTTTAAAAAATTCATATCCCTGAAATAAATTGGTGCCAACATCAAAGAAGACCTTTTTACTGTTTGTCATAGTAATCTTTCCAATATCTGTATATTTTAACTACATTGTATTCACCGCTATTTAATTGCCCACCATCGATTATTGCTTTCCAAGCCTTAAATGACGCAACTTCCTCCGGGGTACCAAATACGAACACAACATCGTTACTATCATAGACTTTAACTTTCAACTTATCTCTAACTAGCAAATTGTATACTAAAGTAACATAATACTCACCATTGTAATTTATGTCAAGATCCATTAACTCATTACAGTATTTCTTTAAGATCTTTCCACTCTTGAAGTAATACATACCAGTACTTGCATGTTCTTGAAGGTGGTTATTAGTATAGCATTCTTTTTCTTTGATCTCTATCAAATCATCGCCTTCTGTTTTACAGAAAGCCATTTTGGTGCTATTTAGACTGTGCGGGTGTGCACCTCTATGAGTTAAAATAATACCATCTGAATCTGTTGATGTAGCAAAATCTTTGAAATGATTGTAGTTCCAAACAAATGGATTATCACAATAACTAACAATAATCGGTTCATCATCGTTTATCAATGCAAAGGCTTTACTCAAAGTGTACACAGGTCCCATCTTGTGTGGTGGGCAAGTCAAAATCGCACATTTGTTTACAAGATACTTTAATACATCCGACATGTTTGTTTCTGCAATATGAGTTTCATTGCAAATAAATACAAATTCGTCATTTTCTCGATCAAACATCTCTACAACATATTCTATAATTCGTTTACCATTTATTTCGATCAATGGCTTAGGATCTTTATAACCAGCTTTAATAAACCGGTCGCCAAATCCAGCCATAGGAACTACAACTTTCATTATGATTTAGCCTTTCTATATATTTCAGAAGGTTTTTGTAATAATTTTGATATTTCTTCGTCTGACAAATACATCGGCGTCAAACCACAGTTAATCATATTCTTAAGAACATAATTTGCATAATCTGAATTTCTTTCTGGAAATACAGCATGGTCTGGATATATTTTTCCTGTGGTTGATGCATTTTTAATAAATGGCTTATTAAAACACATCTTATCAAGAATGTCTGCGCTATATTTTTCAATATGAGATGCAATATCTATTGCTTCTTGAAAAGTATTTCCACATACAATTAAACCATGGTTTTCCAAATAGTAAATGGGAGTATTTTTGTTTTCTTCGAGTATTCTGTTCGTCAATTCGTATCCGGGGTAGTATATTCTATCAATGGACCGTTAATAGAATTGTTCTTAAAATTCTCAAAGAATATCGTTCTAGATTCTTTACTACATAAGATAGACAATAAGTTTAGTGGGTGAACATGAAGAACTACAGGATACTCTAAATTAGCATGAAATCCATATTCCATAGATGGCTTACAATATTTGGCAACATATTCTAATTCATCATCATATTCTTGTTCTTCTCTATAATACCCGCGGCTTATTTTACAAATGCTGTATCCATCAAAAAGACTACAATCATTCATACAAGATCCAGACGATTTTATAATCATCAAATCATCGGTTACTTTATATGAAAGATTACCACCAGAATTTTGCACCAAATTTACGTTAGATGCAACTCGGCGAGAATACTTAATATAATCTGCCATACTTCTATAAAGATGAACTAATTTACTCATTAATTCTTTTACACTATCATCTTCGCCCCTAGTAGTAGACGGTATATAAGAAATATCAATACAATCTCTACATTGTTCAAATTTAATTATAATATCAGCAGAACTTCTTTCAGATTTTATATACCTTAATTCATCTGGTCTACGCTTAGAAATGATATCTCTAACTTGATCTTCTGTATATCCTCTTTTAGCACAGTCTCGTCTAATTTTCCATTCAGTTGCCAAATTTTCATCTGTATCAACATATATTTTCAAATCGGGTATTATATTCTGTAGATAGAAGGAATGCAACCCCTCATATATTACAGTTGTATCTGAATCAATAGACACTCTATCCAAATCATCAAATACACCAGTATCATGGTTATAATGTCGAACAAATGAACTACCAGTTGATATAAGCTCACCCAAATCTTTTTCGAGTGGCACCAAATCGTTGCATTCTGGGTCAAAATGTGTTTTTGTTTGCCAGATTGGACTAGATCTTATATACTTATGATAATTATCACCGCAGAAAATGTAAGACTTTTCCAATAAGCATTTGAGCATCAAACTTATTGTACTTTTACCAACACCACTTGGCCCAGATACGCATATTAACTTCATATCATTTGGCTCTTTTCTAAGACTTCCATCAAACTCTTTTCCTGCTCATGGTATGGTCGATGACAATGGATATCTACATATCCACCATTTCTAAGTTTCGAATCATCATATACATAATTCTTACCGTTCCATTGATTTCCAAATCTACCAACTCTATCAATTTTACCATCCCATATATGATAATCTTTAAAGTACAACCCCTTTATAACTTTAGATCTGTACGCATACCACAAATATTCGCTTGTATACATTTCTTCTGCGACCCAAAATGTACCATGGATATTCATATTAAGATTCTTTTGTTCTTCTTGTTTAATCATACCATATCTATTACTAGAAATTACAGATTGTATGACTTCTTCGAAAGATTTATCTTTGAAGTAAATGTCTCTATAATATTTACCCTTTGCGCAATGATAGTGGCCAGGCAAATCAAATCCACCGTTAACATAACCACCACGAGAAGAGTATATATTGCCAGCTACAGATCTATCGATACCCATCATTTGAGAGCATAAAGAATAGTTAAAATGCGCATAGGCATCATCATCTACAGAATCTAAATTCGAAAGAAAATGACTAGTTTGAAGTGGTATTTGATCGATATCACCTATAATATATGTTTTGTCTGGATCATTCGAAGGATACCAAAACTTTTTAAACTGTATCTGTATAATATCTGGTAAGCCAGAAATGAACTTTTGTGGTACAATTTGACCGTACTTTTCTGATAAGCTTAGCTCAGAAGAAGACTTATCAGAAAATAACATCAGTATTGGGTTTATACCAAATTTAGTTTTCCATACTCTAGATTGTATATTCCAGAATGGGGCATAATATTCAGATGCGCAAAATATGACATTATCTATCTTCATTATAAAAATTCCGTGTGTTGACAAAACTTGGATTTACGTACCAATCCTCAAATGGATATCCAATATTTAGATTACCAACAACGGATCTATTGCACACGTTATTTGCAATTCTAATATAGTTATCTTTCATTAACCTAGTGTAGATTTTATTCTTTACTTCTTCTCTGCCAGGATTTAGTGTACCTATATCATGCTCTATTGTAAGAAACGAAAAAGATCGGCCGCCAGACAAATACTGGTCTAATACCTCATAGTCTAGCCCATCAACATCGATGCTCAAATAATCTACGTTAACTGGGCAATTTAATCGATTTAGTATATCATTCAGATTAGTTGATGTTATTTCTACAGCCAGCTTGGTGCAAAGTCTTTTTGATAGTCTTTTGTCTTCTAGATCTAAACAAATGCCTTTCCACCCAATATTCTCGAAATAATATGTATTACTCCCTACTTCTCCACCTTCTTCTGTGCCTGCACCAATATCCAAAAAGAACCCAGATTTTAATTGCAATACTTTATCGGCGTAATAGTCCTGGCACGAACTAGAATAATATTTAGTCACCCCAATTTACTCCATCAATGCCAGTTTTCATATATCTGGCCCATGCATAATTAAATCTTCCAAGTCTGCCAGCTTCGTTAGATCCATCTATATACTTATTCAATAGCTGCGAAGTACACGGAAGATTGTTTAAAATTGGTATAGATCTAAGATTCTTTACCCAATTATTATGTTGATACGGCACACAAGATACAGACCAAACCTTGTTGTCTGGTACAAACATTCTAACGCCAAACCAATGTATTGGCGCGTCGCCCCACCTATTATAGTATATTTTACCACTTTGATTTAAGCAATCATAATATTTCTTATACTTTTCATTATAAAATGTATCAACTCTGGATATCTCAAAATTAGTATAAAATAGCTTTAGATCCCATTCACCATTCACCAAATGGTTATCTATAATACTTCTATCTACATTGTTATCAGCCATGAACTTCTTGGTAGTTTCCCAGAGATCTATTGCAACTCTTGGAACTTCTCTATCTTCATCTCTCATATAACCGTACGACAAGTCATTTTGTTTCATAAAATCAAACAAGTCGATATTTATCGGACCCAATATATAACTGTCACTATCTAATCTAAGATAGTATTCATAGTCTTTTAATTTCTCGTAAATCTCCCAAGAGTGGAAATTGCACATATGCCGATATCCCATCCAAAACTCTCGTAGATCTACAATATATTTCGAAGGATCTGTTGATACATGCGATGGCATATTAAACTGAATTTTTGACCACTTTATATTCGGAACATATCCCAAATTCCTGTGCAATTCAACATTAATCTTGCTGATGTGCATTGGTGTTAAATCGTCATGAAATACTATAGTATCATAGTCTTTTGCATACGACCAATTATTATGCAACAGTGCCAAACTGCGAATAAGCAGGTTTACATCTCTCAAACAAGTTATATAACATATACAGGCATTTTGCTTCATAATATTACCTTTGATACGTCTGATGGGCTTATATTTTGAAATTGAGCTTGGCTTACACTTGGAAACCATCTGTACTTACAAAGTACTTTTGGTATAACAATCTCTGTCTTTGCGGCCTTTATTGCATCTATTACAAATACTGTATCTTCTTGCGTATTAGAATTGCCAAACGGGATACTTTTCACAAGACTAGTCTTCCAGGCACACCAATGCCATGGTGGTCTTTTACATGGTACAGATTCACCATTCTTATCAACTTTCATTTGATCGAATGGATGAACTTGGTTATGAGACAAACTTGTTTCTACTATCCATATTTTACCATTCATATTTGCTTCTTGATTATAGCAAATAACGTCAACGTCTGTATCTTCGTTGATAGCATTTCTTAAAGTATCTACAAAGTCGTCGGTTACATCATCATCGTCATCTATTTGACAAACATATTTACCTTGAGCTATATTAAACAATATAGATCGCTTTCTGCCAACAGTCATTGCCTTATTGTCGATTAAAGATATTATCTCAACATCTTTTGCATCGCCTATCTGGTTTTGCAGCTTGGCAATAAGCGGCTCTAGATACTTTCTAGATCTGCTTGGTAAACTAGGAATGCCGATAGTTAATTTAATCATATTGTAAATCCTGCAAGCTTCCTAGCTTCGTAATTCTTTTTATCGTGCATCTGACCAATTTGCATATTGCGTTGCATCAATGCATCTTGGTTTCCATACCAATCATGATAAAATGGTCTTTTGTCAATATGGTTTAACAAACCAAGAGATGCAAGAACCTCTGTTTGCTCGTTATCGCAAAATTCACTTCTATAAGTAGGATGATAGATATACTTGAATCTATTATAAAGTTTCTTTGTAAAGACAGGCATAATTACCAAATCTCTAAAATTCTTCACTCTGTCATCAATATTATAGTTCAGACAAACTTCGATGTCAAGATTCGTGTCTTTAGCAATTTCCAGATCCCAATCATTAACCTTTGGTGTAATATCGTCTGCGGCACAAACAACTACGTCAAAGTCATATTCACCAATACATGCATTAATAGCCTGTATTTTGGTATTTGTGTCCAAGACGCGCAACACTACTTTTTGGTTAGGATGATCCTTAGTAAGATATTCGGTGATCAAGTTCTTTGCATGATCATTATTCATGATTTTATCTTCGGCGTCGATCTTTACTAGATATGTAATTTCGTGGTTAGCAGATGCATTTGCAATCCACATGCCAATATTATTGATAAATTTGTTAAGACGGCCTCGTGTTGGATAATTGACTAATATTTTCATGGTTTTCCTTTAAGGATATCTTGTTTCCACTTAGCCCAAGTGGAAACAACTTCGCTTGCTTGTTTAAGCCTGCGCATAAATTCTTTACTTTTTTCTTCGGCTATAATCTTTTGACATTCTACACATTTGCAATTGGGGCACATTATATTACTTTCTAAATTTCAATGTTTCACTTTGATTATCAGTATAGTTATAATAATGCAAAACTTCATTGATATGAGTTTCAGTTTTACTTCTCATCGATAACTTCATAATCCAATCAATGTCTTCACCATACGATATTGTTTGAAATGGTGTATTCTTTGCGATTACACTACGCCATACGCACATATGATATGGCTTGCGTCTAATATCTTTATATCTGCCATTTTGGAGTATGGCGGGCTCATTGGGATTCTTTAATCCAAATGACACATTAAACTCTATTCCATTTACACTGCAATGTTGATCAAATGTTACTACATCTGGATTACTATTCAACGCATTATATATCTGATTTACATAGTTATCACTAACGGTGTCGTCGTCGTCTAAGAAACTAAGGTATTCGCCTCTAGCAAGAGACAGTGCCATGTTTCTCTTTTCGCCAACAGTCATTGACCTGTTATCTACTATAGTTAGCACTTCTATGTCTTTACGATCGCCTATTTGAGCAGTTAATTTACCATACAACTCTTTTAGCATATCTAGTCTATTTGGTAAACTCAATATTAGTATAGACCATTTGATCATCTTTTAGGCACCTCAAGCGTTAAACTAATGCCACGGCGCTTTATAACATCTTCTAGATCAAACTTTTCTTCTATTCTGGCTCTAAATACACCTTCGTCGTATTTGTACAGTTCCGGATTCTCATTTCTCACATACAGCTCATCTGGACCAACAGTGTCCAGCCATGCATGTCGGAACATAATAAGAGGTATATAAGTAGTCTTGTCTAAGATTCTGCTCACAGCCGTAAACTCGTTATCGGCAAACACACTCTTATATCTTGGATTATAGATATAGTTGAACCGTTCATAGTATTTACGGCCCATTACGCAGAAAGTGTTCAGTTTTGGTCCCAATCTACCATCATTATAATGCATTACACCGTCGTAATCTGGATAATATTCTTTGTAGTGGCTATCGATGATAATATCATACTTTGGCACCATTGGTACCATATCATCGCTAGCAAGCATTAAAATATCAAAACTGTTCTTTGGTATAAGATGCATACCACGATTGACAGCATCTATTTTGCCTGTGCTTGTGCCACAGTCTATAATGACATTATCAAATGACTTAAGGTATTCTAAAGTAGATTTAGAATTCATTACCTTATCGTCATCGTCAATGCTTACAAGAAACTTTAAAGAATTGGTCTTTGAGAAATAATTTTGATACTTCTCAAATGTATTCTTAAACTTCTGTATTCGGTTGCGAGTCGGAAATTTTATCAGGAATCGTGTGGGTGCCATATTTAAACTCTCTTGATACTACTGCGTCAATTTGATCTAAAACATCTTTGGTATAAATCGTTTCCGGAGATTCGTTTATTTCTTTGCCAAAGACTTTACGGCCATCAGGCAACTCATATCTGTGACCAAGTTTCTTAAAGATGCCATACTTTTCTGCTATTTCGAGTAATCCGTAGTATTTATTGAGACCGGTATCAAATCTCAACAACACTTCTACCTCTTGATTCTCTTTAGTAAATCTAGACTTATTGGTAGTACAACGAATGATATTACCAACTACTTCATCACCCTCTTTTTCTTTGCGCTTACTCAAGAAAATAGTTGTACTGGCTGCGTATCTAATACCTTCGCCACCGCTTTGAACAGCAGAACTATACAAACTCATTGAGGCATATGTATGGTTAGTGATGATCATTGGAATACGGGCAATGCCAAGCTTGAGTGTGAGAACCCTGAAAATGCCACGAATTGTCTTGGCTCTAGTCATGTCCAGCGTTTCTTTTCCTTCTGCAACGTCACCCATCTCTTTAGACGTACTCAACATACCAAGACTGTCTAGAGCAATGATCAGAGGCTTTCTTTCATCGGCTGGCATTTTAAGATAGTTGTCAACAATTGAAAATGCCTGCTTTTGAAATTCTTGAACGGTGCTAATGGGTATAATAGCAAATCTAGTCTTGTCAATGCCACGAGTATTCAGCATATCTGTAGTAATGGCATTTTCAGAGTCGAAGTAAAGGCAAACACCTTCTTTGTTTTGCTCTAAGAAACTCTGAATAAGACTCAGGCAAAAGAATGTCTTGCCAGTAGAACTTTGACCGGCAAGAGCAAGAATCTTATTGTCTGCCATGCCACCGTAAATAGAACCACTAACGAGTGCATTGAAAACCATAGACTGAGTATCAATCCATCCCATTACATCGCCAACCAGCCCATCATCTGCTATTGTCGCATATTCATTTTTTAGATCTTTTAATGTTTTTTTCAGCATGTTGTTCGACATTGTTTTCCTTTATATTTATTTTAGTTTTACTGATCTCGGCTGAGATCTGCTTCATTCGTTCAGACATAGTATTTAAGCACCAAGAAACTGCATTGTCAAGTTTCTTGAAATCTGACTTTCTATATTCTGTTTTGTCATCGCTGCTCATTAACTGGCAACTAATTGTAGCCTTAAATGGCGGTTTCTTTTCAATGTAGCCTGCAATCCACGCAGAATAAGGGCTCCAATCTTCTAGCCCCCACCAGATATGGTATCCTCGATCATCGTCTGGTATTATATGTATTTTATGATTTTTCGAATTCATATTCAAATAGCCACTTATTATTAAATGTATTGCAGAATCCCTTGGTTTCATCATTAATGTACTTTAGCAATTCTTCTCTAGAATCAAATTCTAAATTCGGGAATTCATAAATTCCAGATCTTGGTATATTATAAGAATATGCTTCATGCTTAGAATTTAGAACAGGTTTTCCAATATTGGCGTAACCTTTCATTATCCACTTTTCTTTTTCATTAGTAATCATATAATTTACTAAAGTATATATACCGTATCCAGAGGCATGATAGTCATTTGTCCATTTGGGCCCGCCATCATCTTGCTTCACATTAAATCTAATGGCATTCAACTTTTTACCATCTACAATATCTTCTATCTTAAACATTGGTGTGGTATACTTTGAATGAATATAATATTTCTTATATGCATCAAAAGTAATACGGTATTCATTTTGATAGTTGTTTTTTCGTATTTCAAGAGATATATTTTCATTTCGCAATGATTCAATCTTTTGTTTTAATTCGACTATTTCTTGTTTTAACTTTATGGTATCATCACAAGATCTACTACAATTGCTTAAGAGGGGATTGGTTGCAGGCTTATTTTCAGAAACAAAAGATTTATCTCCACAAACACACATACACGGATCTCCACACCGGCATCTCATTTTTCGCCAAAACATTATAAATCCTTTCTAAACACATATATGGGTTCATACTTCACATATCTACCATTTATCTTGCAGTAATTCTTGCATTTGGGGATGCCATTTTCATCTAGTCGTTGCCCACCAGGCATATTTGATGACGGGTTGGCATGATATTTATCTTGATTATTCCTAAAAATCAAATGGGCAATTTTTATAAATATACCTGTATTTAATGGAAGAGAGGTGCGCTAACACCTCTAGAAAATCGAATTCACTTAGATTTTCATCTTCCATATAAAGGAATTCACTCATGGAAAGCAAAGAATATATTATTTATAAAATTACCAACTTGATAAATGGTAAAATTTATATAGGTGTTACTTCGAGACCCGACATTCGCAGCAGATTTATAGAACATATAAGCGGATCTAATTGGTCGGGAAGAAAATCGATTCTACATATAGCTATATCGAAATATGGCAAAGATAATTTCAATATTGAAATCATAGAAAAAACAGATTCCATAGAAAATATGTTCATTTTAGAAAATAAATACATAATAAAATATGATTCCTTCTATCTAAATGGTAAAGGATATAATATGACATTTGGTGGCGAAGGACGAGTTAACAGTGTAACAACAGAAGAAACGAAAAAATTACTTTCTTTGAAGGGGCAAGAATTCAATAAAACCAAAAGAGGAATAGAAATAAGAAATGCGGCGGCAAACAAATTAAGAGGTAGACGAGTATCGGAAGAAGAAAGAGAAAACAAAAGAAAAGTAGTACCAAATAAAACTTCTTTCACTATAATGTCACCATCAAAAGAAATAATACATGCCGCAAATCTAACACAATTTTGCAAACTTCATAATTTATCCAGAGGTGCGCTGCGCGAAGTACTTCGAGGAAAACAAAAAAGTCACAAAGGATGGACATTGCCCGGACCAGAATTTATAATAAACAGAGAAATTAAAGATACCGACTCTAATGGAATGAAATCCACCTTTAAATTGTTGTCTCCAAATAATGAAATTATAGAGTATACAGGATTATCCGAATTTTGTAGAATTCATGGTCTTAATAGGACATGTATACGATATGTGCTTAATGGCAAATACAAAACACATCAAGGGTGGAAATTGCCGGTTTAAATTGGTTTTCGAAATACATATATTGGCTCGTATTTATGATAAACTCCACTAATTTTGCAATAATTCTTACACTTAGGTATACCGTTTTCATCCAATCTTTGGGCTCCAGGCATTCCCATTAATTTCATCTTCAATACTATTTCTTGCTTCATACCCAAAGATAATAGGCAATCTATACTATCTTGTTCTAGTGGCAAATACTCACCTTCTGTAAGAACATCTGCTATATTCCACAACAAATATCCACCAGGTTTCAGATACTCATAACAAGTATTTAGTGTTGGTTTCAAGAAACCATCGCGCCATGACTCGTAACTTGAGCCATATTTAACAGCACTTTGATTTGGGTCCATACTATACAATTCACGATTGAAATATGGTGGTGAAGTAAAGATAAGATCTATTTTGCCCTTATATTGATGAAATCTAGGATTCTTGTATATTTCTTCGCTGCCGTCAGTGAATATATCATATGTATTGCCGTCGAAGAACAAACTAGAATTTACGTTGTTGTTATAGAATTCTGCAATATGCTCATACTTAGTTTTACCGTCAACAAACACATTGTCTGGATTAGGGTCTGTGCCAATATAATGTATCGGTCTATTTGCGCTCATTGCGCCCAAGATTCGACCACCCCAGCCGCTAGAAGGATCATACACTATTGCAGTTTTATCTTGTGGTACATTAGAAGTATACTTTTCGTAAAGAAACTTTGCAGTCAATGGTGGGAAATTAACTGGTACACTAAGATACCCAATTCTAAATGCTGTAAATGCTTTAGGAAACATTCTAGATGTTTTGTCGTATATTCTAATCATATAATAACAATCATCTTTCAGATTATTAACATCTATGTTAGCTATATGGTTAGCCTTCAACTTTGGCAATAAAGCCAATACTTCTGTAGAACTTAACTTCAAAAAGTCATCTTGTACAAACTGCTTATAGCCAGTACTCTTACCAGTCTTTACTTCGACTTCATGCAGCCAAAATTCACAATCTTCATGCAACTTGCCGTCGAAATATGCATTAAGCCATTCATCGGCTGTCTTTACAGATATCATGCAAGATTTCTTATCATTAATTTTACCACACATACTATAATGATAAAAGCTATCTTTTCTAAAGTGCCTATGAGATCTCTTTAAAACTCTATTCTTATGCTCGTCTTTACTTAGTAAGTCATAAACACTATAACCCACTTTATCTTTACCATAACACATCGGCACTTTCATCATGTTAGTAAAGAATTGATCTACTGTAGACCCACAATATTGAGTATTTTGCACAACACACTTTTCGTTTGTTAATTCATCTATTTTCAGAAACTCAGACGTATCGGCAGCATTGGTGTCGTTAAAATCTTCAATAATACCCTCTAGGTTCTTGCCCAATCTAGCTGGGCTTCCAGTCTGATCCCAGGAAGACAACAAAGATGATCTCATATGAAGCACCCACAAATTAAACTCGGCAGGCGTCATATTAAGAATTTCGTGAAATGTTACATTAACTGTATAGTCATCTAGTATTCTGTTTTTCTCATAGTAGGGCTTCATAATTTACAATATTTCCATTCTACTAAAATTAGACTTCTTTTCAACTTTAATGTAATTATTGAACTTATCGGTATATGAATCGTTCTTATGGCTAATTACTATCACAGATACACCACCATTTGCCACATGGTTTATTAGCTTCATGAATTCTTCGGTACCATGAGAATCCATAGAACCATCGAAAACTTCATCTAAGACCAGTATATTAGTATTCACACTATTCTTAGACTTACTAATCTCTCGCCATGTAAGCATCAATGCCATGTCAATTCTAAACTTCTCACCCTGACTAAAGCTATTATATTCAAATACATCTCTGTTTCTACTCTTTATAGTTTCTTTGAAGTTTTCGTCGAGATTAAAGTTGACAAAGAAGTCCATTGCGGCTAGATATTTATTGATGCATTTGTTAATAGTAGGCAAATACTGCTTTATGATTTTGGACTTTATACCACTATCTTTTAATAGCAAAGATACAATGTCGTAGTTCTTTTTAGTCGAAATCAACGATTCTTTTTCGGTCTGCGATTTATTTAGGTCTGATTCTATCAACGATATTTTCTTGGTTTCATCATCTAAAACTGTGGTATCACCAGACGACAAACTCTTTGTTAAACTAATGATCTGCTTATTCAACAAAGATATCTCTGCGTTTTTCTCACCGAGCAAATACGACAACTTAATATGATGACTTATCTTTTCATTAATTTCATTAGCTTCTGTTTGAATCTTGGATATAGTAGTTTTTACATCCTCGACTGCGGCACTAACTTTTTGATCTGACGATTTTCTTTGAGATATAATCTGTTCTTTAAAGTTTGTATCTATATTTTGCCCGCAAGAGCCGCACGAATCGTTGTTAGTATAGAAGTCTATTTCAGACTTATTCTTTGATAACTTATCTTTTAAAGAATTCAACACAGAATTGTACTTGTTAATTTCTTTGTTCTTGGCTGCATAACTAGCCTTCAATTCATCAAAGTCTTTAAGTTTATCTTCTACTTGAGATAATTCGACCTCTAGTACTTTGATCTTATCTTGATTATCAGATATCTGTTGATTTATGTTGTCGTTATTAATCTTGAGATTGGCTTCTAATTTAGCACAATAATCTTTCTGCATTACAAGTTTATCTTGCAAATTAGATATCTTGTTTTCAGATGATTTTATGGCGTCTTTAATGAATATATACTTAGTCTTTAGGCTATCGTTCATCAAACTAAACACTTTAAGATCTAGCAAATCTTCAATAACACTTCTACGGTCTTGAGCAGACAATTCCATGAATGGCACAAATGTTGCGCTACCAAGCACAACGATCTGGCAGAAACTATCAAAGTTTAACTTCAATATATGAGATTCTAGATACCGTTGATAATCTAATATCTTAGAAGATTGATTCAATAGAATACCGTCGCAATAAATCTCAAATATATTAGGCTTGATGCCACGTATAATCTTATATTTCTTATTGCTTATTTCAAATTCGACTTCTACGACGCAATCAGAACCATTGATACTATTAACAAGTCTTGGTTTATTAACGAACCGATACGGTTTACCAAATAAGCCATATGCCAAGGTATCAAGTATAATGCTGCTTTTTCCACTGGCATTCTTTCCTGTTATAAGTGTGGTGCCACCAAGGGCACTAAAGTCAATTTCAGTCCAATAGTTGCCGTAAGAAAGGAAATTTTTACAACGTACTTTTTTAAATTCAATCATTAAATTACATCTCTAAAGTAATATATTCAATGCAATGGTCGATACATTTATCCCATACAGCTTTACCACCATCGACAAGACAATTTGCATTTGGCCATCTAAACACATGGCCGCCATGGTCCTTAAATTGCTCGATATTGTGATTAGAATCGTCGATTAATATGGAATTCTCATCGGCGCAATAATACTTGTGTCTGGTTAGTATTATTGCATCAGACTTGAAATCTCGCTTAGTGGCTATTAGTTTACCACCATATGCATAACTGTAAGGTCCTGGGCTTGTAAGAAATGCCACATCTGATATTTCAGATAGTCTATTATACAGATCCTTACTCCACGGATACAATTCTAGATTAGCCCAGTAATCTTCTCTTTGACTTTCGAGAATCTTGTCGAAGTTTTCTCTGGGATAGTTAAAGTCTTTGGCTATTGTATATTCTTTCTTAATGATCTCTCGGACCTCAGAGTCACTAGAATCTACACCAATTAGACGCAATGCACTCTTATCCCAATCATACAACACATGATCCATATCTAGAAATATTTTAATCTTCTGACTCATTATCTGTTCCTTCAATACTTTGACTCATGACATACAAATCAGTTATTATATTCTTAATAGCAGACTTATCGCCAATATCTTCTAAAGCGTCAACTTCATCACAAATGATAGTTACGGTGTCTTTAGTTTCGTCTATTTTTGCTTCTGTATTAGAAAACAATTCATATTCTTCTATTACAGTAATATCGTGCGGATTCTTAGCGTATACATCTTCTAAGAATTTCTCGAACTTCGTCTGAGAGGGCTTGCTCGATACTATAATTTTAGCGAACGAATCGTGCAAGTCAACATTCGAGATATCAACGTCGTCTTTATAATGTATTTTGTAAAATAACTTTCGTGGATTGACAATGAATTCCAATTCCATTGTATCGGTATCAAGAACATGAAATCCCTTGACTTCATCGACATCGGCAAACGTCATGTCATATTGAGTACCAAGATAAAATATCTTGCCGTTATCATGCTTCTGATGAAAGTGCCCACTATATACAGCATCAAACTGGCTAAGTTCTATAGGATCTAACCCGTGATCACACGCAACATTTCGCATCACCTGAAATCCTTGAAGTTCGAAGTGCCCGAATGCTATTTTAGACTTTGTATTAGCCAAGAACATTCTAAAGTCTGCATGATTATCGTCGTTTATCCAGGGTATTAATGCAATAAACTTGCCATCTATTACGATATCGGTACAGTCTTTATATATCTTTGCCTTGTCTTTAAACAGCAATTCTAAGCTGTTAATAGACGAGGTATTCTTATAATAGGTATCATGGTTACCAAGAATAATATGAAGGTCTAACCCCTTGAATTTGTCTAAAATATCCGCACTTTTCTTCAAAGTCTCAAAATTAACAAACTTTCTACGATCTAGAAAGTCTCCAAGGTGGACAACAGTGTTAATATTATTCTTTAAGATATACGGAAAGAATATCTCGTCATAAAATTTGGCAAAATAATCTCGAAATATGGGCGAATCGGACCTAGCACCAAAGTGAGAATCCCCAATAATTGCAATTTTCACAATAAATTATTCCATGAATTCGTCTAAAATCTTAGGCTTAATCTTCTTTTGATTCTTTTGCTTTTTCTCAATGATTTTAGACTTCGAGGTAATCTTATCTTCAATGTTCTTAACATCTAGTTCTTTTAGACTAAAATGCTTTAAATAAACTTCTTCTGGGTCGATATACTCACCCTTATCTGCGTAATTCTTAAGAAGTCTATTTCTAAATTTACCATCAATATCACTATCTCTAACCAACTTCATCTTAGCGTAAAACTGTTCTTTTTCTTTGCTTATTCGGCGAAGAAATGCAAAATAGATGATTTGAGTAAGATATGCAAATGCGTTCTTACTAATTTCGGGATTAAAGTTATGGCTATACATCATGGCGTTTTCTACACCATCACTAACCATTTCATCTTTGTATGTATAGCCACAGAAGTTTGGTCTTGAACTCAATCTTTCAGCAATCTTGAGAATACAAGATCCGACATACTCTGTCATTCTTGGACTTTTCATCTCAGGATTAGCTTCACGATTTTGCTTATATTCTTTCATTTCCTTAGCATACTTGGTCATTTCAATAAGCAGCTTATCGTTATCGATATAATGCTTTAGCTTTTTATCTTTTTTGACAATTTCTTCTATAATTGGCTCTACTACATCTTCGTCAACATTAACAGGAACTTTTTTAGTCTTTTTCATAATATGCACTGCACTTTCAAAAGGTTATTCTAGGGTTTTGGGGGCCGTCTTCTAGGTCATCAAATACATCATACTCATCGTCTGGATCTATCTTCTTATTGCTGGAAGTAACTCCTGCAAGAGAATTCAAGTATTGATCTGCTATCTCATCTAATTCATCACCAGCATCTAATATATCTTCTTGATTTCTAATTTCTTCGTATGTTTTCAGAATCTCTGGATACGGCTGGCATTTAACAAGAACGAGTTTTTTCGAAAGCATAAAAAAGTCATTTGGGCTATGATCTATCCATGGCTTCACAGAAACTTGAGTGCCTCTTATTTCCATATTCTTGTTATATACATCTAACGTCTGTATACTCATTGGTCTAATTAATGCGTAATTACTTTTAACTAGCCTGTATTCTGAAACCAGGACTTCTCCACTGACCAACTTAAATAAACAAATATTTTTAAGTTCCATTTACTTTTCTCCTGGTTCAAGATCTATGTTATTTATAGTGTAATCAAACTTCTCTTGATCGTATATCTTGAGCCGCTCAAGAAAATGGTTTAACGTATAATTTGCTTTGCTCTTATGCTTTAAATTATCAGATATGTCATATAAAACAGCAGATCCTTTATTTTTTGCTAGTCTTAATTGACGACCAATACTTTGCAATACTCGTACTCGGCTCTTGCTTGGCGACGCAAATATAATACCATGCAATCGCCTTAAGGAAATTCCTGTTGAAAAACGTACCGTAAGATGCAATAATAATGCACCCTACACCTTCTTTCTTTCTAATTGACGTTGGTTTCATATAAAATCTTTCTTAGTCTATTTTAGAATTATTTTTTGCTTGCAATTTCTTTTCTCTTTTTTCTTTTCTTGCAGACAACATTTTATTCCTAAAATCTGGATTTTTCCAGTATTCTTTTATTTTGCCGTTATCGGGTCCTCTTTTTTTGCGATTTCGCATTTTATCTCTAAAGACGGGATCATTTTTCCACTTATCTTTAATTTTTGCACCGGCATCAAGTCTTTTATCTAAACGAGAATTAACTTCTGACATTTTTGTTTTAAATTTTTCACGGAAATCTTTATTTTCATATCTTTTTTTGAGCCCAACAGAAATATGTGCAGATCCGTACATTGCAAAATAGTCTTTTTTCTCTTTACTTTTCTTTTCTCTAGATTCAGGCTTATTCCAATAATTTTTGAGGCTAGTCTTTACCTTAATTTTGCATTCTTCTGTGCGAGATAATCCATTTTGATTTATGTACTTAAAACTACCATTACCACCTTCTGTTAAGTTATATGACAGTTTATTATTTGGGAATGGATTTATTAAGCACGACTCTATAACATTCATATCAAATTCATTGTCACAACTAACCAATATTTCTTTTTTAAAGTTTATTTTTCCATATTTTTTAATAGCGTCTTTTATTAATTTGCCAGAACCCATGTAAGAATCATCTAATTTATCTGTACAATGTTTTCCGATATAGTATTTACCATTAATCAAATTTGTAATTTTATACACCAAATAATACATAAATAGACCCTCTTTTCTAGAGTTTATTTAGTTTATTTTTGATCCAATTATCATCAACATCGTCATTAATAGTTATATCAATTGCTTTTTTAATTTTGCTATTAGATAAAATTACATTTTCATCAGAATCGCAAGATATCTCTTTATCACCAAATTTTAAGTATATTATAGTTCTTAATTTTTCTGCTTCTACAATATTGCGAATCTCTTCTCTAACCTCAGCTTCTACATCACCGCTGATGAAGAATACCTTACGATTAGTGCCTTCGCATTTCTTAGATATCAGTTCAAATAGTATTTCACCGTGCTTTTCAACATACTGATATAATATTAATGTGTTACCCTTTAAACACATCGCAAGACCTGCTATAAACGAATTGCGCTTCTTATGGCCGACAAGGTATTCCAATTCTTCATGGTACTTAAAGTCTTTACAGAATTTGCGAGATTCTTTTGAATAATCCAAGACTATGCATCGGATACTAAAATCCGATATTAACTTCTTGTCCATCAACTCTCTGGTAGAAGTTACTTTGAATACAGGTCCAGTTAGACCCTCAATGATCATCTTATTAGTCTTGATACCATCTAATGTACCTGTTAAACCATATCTAAACGCGGAATTCGAGCACTTTTCTAATATTCCCTTGATAGATTCAGCTTTTAACTGGTGGGCTTCGTCTACAATAACGGCGTCATATTCTTCAAAGAATTCTTTGGGCTGGTTATACACACTTTGCCACGTATTAATTACAATTGGCTTATCTGTAGTTTTACACTGGCCCTCAAATATCTTGTGTATATTTTCTTCAGCGTCCCACGAACTATCATTCTTTGAGTATTCACTTAGATCATTTTCCATCTGATAAACAAGACTGACACTTGGCACAACCAACATTATTTTCTTGCAGTTTTCTTTCTGCAACCATCTCATTAAGCCGTATATAACAAGACTCTTACCACTTGCTGTTGGTGAAAGCATCAATGCTCTCTTATTGTTCATTGCATGATTTAGAGCAACAATCTGATGGTCATATGGCTTAAGATGTTCGCCTTTGTACTGCGGATTCAAAGAATTGAAGTATTTGGTAGTATCTTCGATAGAAGTTTCTGGTAGTATATCTTTAGACAAGGCTTCATCAATGCCAACACTATAATTATTGTCGGCAGAAAATCTTAGAATGTTTTTAAGTAAGCCCTTATACACAGACCTAGTTTTCAAATTAAAAAGACGAATTTTACCGTCCCATATTCTAGCTCTGACTTTAGGATGGAACTTAGCATTTGGTATACTAAAAGTTAAAGTCTCACTAAGCTGCATCAGTTTACCCGGATCGTCGCTAGTAATCTTGATATAAGTATGGTCAATGTGTAGAATGTTGATGTCTGGCATATGTTTATACTTCTATATTTTTACCATTTATCATCATGGTGTTTCCAACTATACCGCCCCATTCATAATACATTACACCGTATTCATCAAACATTTTTCTACCAGCAAGAATGCTTTCTCGCCATCTTTCTGGGCAATGACTAATGGGTGTCTTGTGACCAATAACCAACTTAATGCCGCTAAGACAAATTGCTCTCGAACATTCTGCACAACTAAAGTATGGGCAAAACATAACAAGAGAATTCATTTTGACACAACTATCGCGACCACTGATATGGTTAAATATGACGCGGCGTTCTGCGTGTTCGAACACAGTATATTTATTGGGCTTTTGGGCGTCTGGATGTGCGCGCATTTCTACGACAGATAAATTATCAATTTGCTTAATAAAGCCATTATACCCAGTAGAAATTGATTCGCCTCGCTCATTGACTAAGCACGATCCGATTTGAGTTACTGGATCATGGCTATAATTTTTGGCGATGGTATAGCAATGATTCAAATACTCTTTGGTATTATTTAACACATCTTTCAGATTTCTATCGTCCCAGTCAAGAGCGTCGGCAATGTACGTCAGTGTTTTTGGATCAGTAACACAACAATCTGTCAAATTAGTTAATACCATTAGTAAACTTTCTCCATTCTATAGCGTTTCTTATTGTCCACTGACGAGAATTTATTTCTTTAATAAACCCCTCAATCATCTCTACTTTAACAGTTTGATTAGTTACATCTAATACTATTTTCTGTACGTCGGTGTCAGAATTCAGATAGATATCCAGGTCTTGGCGCAGAATTTTATGTGGGAACTGATCTATGCCTTTTTGTTTTAGTACCAACGGATCAGACTTACCGGTATAATATTCCCACTTTTCTCTGACAATTTCATCGTATTTGTTCTTTAACATTCTAAGAACACGCTTCTCATCTGTCAAGAAACTTAGATATTTTCCGTGTAAACTAGGAATTTTAAGAGATTCGTTATCTAGCTGGATAGAATCTATTACAGTATCTTTTTCTATTTCTTTTCGAATTTCATCAATAGTCATATACACCATACTATTCTTGGATCACCAGATGCAATGAATCTTTCCATTACTTCTTTATTGGCATACAAATAATCCAATAAAGAAGTAGTATTATTTAACATAATTTGTTTTGCCTTGGTAATAAAATACTGCCCATAATAGAAGTTAAGATATGGTGCCTTATCTTTGCTAATCTGTATATGTGCATACAAATCCATATCACTGTCGCGATAACTCCGTCTTGGCGGCTTTTCGTTATAATAAGCCTCGATATAGAAATAACTCTTCATCGCCAAAAGAATGCCAAATATATAATTTTCATCTATTTTAGTGTGCGGCAATACTATTTCTTGGCAAGGATTGGTATTGGTAGTAGTCGTGGTAGTATAATGGATAGGTTCATTTTCATATGTAAGCCATTCACCAAAATACGATTCTTGAAACTTGGTCGGCAGAATCTTTATCTTTTCATATTTCTCTCGATATATCTTCTGATATGTCTTATAATCAATATTAGTGCTCATACAATGCCTCATATCTAATCTTCTTCTTTTGATCAAGCAACTTTTCTATCTTAGTTTCAATAGAATCATTAGTAACGAAATTATACACATAAACTTCGTTTACTTGCTTCAATCGATGCAAACGGCCATTTCTTTGATCTAACTTTGCAGGATTCCATGGCAGCTCGATATGTATAATATGATTGCAGCACATTTGTAAACCATCTACACCAATACTACCAGCATCGCTGCTTGTAAATACTATACCATTAGATGCCTTGAATGTATCAATTGCATCTTTACGCTTTTGGGTATTCATGCTGCCGTCGTATCGCTGATACGAGATTTTATTACTACGAAGTCTATCTTCGATAATACTAAGCATACTAGTCCACTCAGAATACACAACTACGTTATTACCAGTTTTAATAATCTCTACTATCTTTGCAATAACAGCATCTATCTTGGGGCTTGTATATGTGCTAGATGAATCAAGTAATTCTAGTGTATTGCAGCACTGTCTGGCTTTGAGATAGTAAGCCTGAACCATTGCTCGTTCTTTGAACGAAAGACCTCTACTAAGGCTCTTTGCGACCAACATAGCAGCAGAATTAATTGCATCGTTATGCATTTTTCTTGCTTCTGGTATCATGTCTATGCGAATTACTTGCTTATGAATCTTTGGTAATATTAATCCGTCGTATGCAAACACACAGCCAGAAATTTCTTTCTTTAGTTCTTCTAGGTTTTGTATAGAATTCTCGTACAATACCTTCATGTTATGAACACTAGTAATCGGCTTATACTTGGCGTCGAATGACCACTTTGGTCCCAACATACCAGGTCTAACTATTTCTAGAACATTATACAGATCGTCTAGCTTATTTTCAATTAGAGTACCACTAAGACCCCAAAAGTATTCACAATCAATTTTACGAAATGCACTCCAAATCTTAGATTCGTCGTTTCTAATGTATTGGATTTCGTCTGCGATGCACATTTTGTAATGCCTAGTCTTGAAGGCATCTACGTTTCTCATGAACGTCTGATAACTTACAATTGTAATAACTTCATCTGGTATAGTGCTAATATTGGCACTAGTGGCTATCACAGTCGGGAATCCAGTATTTTTGCTGATTTCCTCTTGCCACTGCAATGCAATGCTCTTAGGGCACACTATTAGTACATTACTAGTATTCAAGTAGTGCATACCAGCAATGCTCATTAGAGTTTTACCAGATCCCATCGTCATTGAGCATAACCCTCGCTTAACTCGCAATAGTTTCTGCAATATTTCAGTTTGATAATCAAACAGAGTTATATCTTTGCTTAATACATAATTATCAGTAAATAATACACTTTCATCTTCTACCTGAGAATATGTATAATTCTTATTATAAGTATCGATGCTATACGAATTATGATCGCAATATGCAGGATCTGTTTTGATCCGTAGTATTTTGCGAGTCATACCGTTAAAGAATATATAATTCTTAGATTTCTTGTGGCGATCTAATCTTTTAGAAATGGTTTCGATATAATCTACGATTTCATTTTCAGATGCACTAGCTGGATTCTTAGCCATTAGTTTCAGAATCTCTAGATGCTTACATGTGCCTGTACCAGAACGGCAATACAAATCACAAGAGCAGCAATGGTTTATACTGTCATAAATCTCAATATGAGACTTGTGTTTAGCCTTGTCGATAAAGTCTATACTCAAATAGTCGGTATTATCATTTAGTACAATATCATATACAGTTTCATATATCTTACTTCTAATGTTATTAATTTCTACATCTAGAGGGCTAGTTGCAGATATCAGCCGAGATTTGCGTATGATACTAGACGGATCGTATCTAGTTGATAACGTCTTTATTGTCATTGCAGTTGTACTCATCGTTAATCATTATATCGTTATGGCATCTCAAAGTCAAGAATCTCAGATTGATTCGACTGAATAGGTAGTAAACGCAAAGCCGGCATGAGCAATGATATAATCGCTAATTGGGTCACTAGAATCCAGATCTATACTACTTAGAATAACTGGAAAGGCATTTTCAAAGGTGATTCTATGAGTAGGATTATGCTTAGAGCTGTTTATTAAAATTACTAATTTAGAGTCAAAATGCTGACTGGGTGGCTGATATTCAGTGAAATCTCTATAATCTGAGCATTGCATAAGCCATGTTCTAATGTCTAACCAACTCTTTAATGTCTCGTCTACCAAGAATGCGACCTTTAAAATGTCATGACTGACTGAGCCAGCAGGTCGCGGAATTGGGTTAAACATTGTAGTTTGTTCTGCAATACCGATCTGTAAAGACGGAATATTAATACTTTGACAGTGAAATGTAGTAGTAGGTAACCGTTGTATATTCATCTTGAACCTGGTGCGCTGTAACAGGTTCCTGTCAGACGGCTGATTTTGTAATAATCCGAACTCGATATGCGGATCAATAATTGGTATATCGCTCATATATGTGATATTTATATAACCGGTGCGCAACCACCCTGTGAATCTAAGGTTGGCAACAGAAATCCAATTTACGAAAATAGACAAGTACGATTTGGCGGCGTAGAATCAAAGTGGATACAGGGATTTATGAGAAAGGAGTTAGTTATGAGTGATGTATGTAAGACAGTTAATATAAAAGATATCAATATAGCCGCCTTTTGGAGTCCAACCGTTAAAGGAAACAGGGCGATGCGCAGCTTTCGAGCGAAGCGAGAAACCTCTAACTCCAATGGTCTTATAAAAAGTAATGGTTGATAAACAGATAAAACCATAAGTGAAACTAACTTTATAGTTTCAAGCGAAGTAGTACAGCCTGGTTCCAGAGAGATTTTGTGTATGGATATAAAGAAGGCCACGGTCAGATTTATATCCAATCATGGCTTATTGAGGTTTCTCGCTTCGCTCGAAAGCTGCGCGGCTTGTTTTGAGTTTAATCCTTATTTACAGGTGGATTATACGGTGGTAGACAGACCGAAGGTACCTCTGTATATTTTGAGGTCCGATTGACGCTGCTTGTCGATTATTCGATTAATACGTTTTTGTATTTCTGATTGAATATCGAACTTAGTATCTTTTGGTTTACTAGATACACGGTCAGCCGTATTCTGTTGGTTGGCGCTTTCCATACAAATTAATCCTTATCCGGACGGAATCTAACAAACGTACCGATCCGTGGTAGGTCCTTGGTACCATGAGGCATATACTTGAACTCAAGGTACTTACCTATGTATTTATCCCTGTTTTGCCATAGCTCTAACCGGTACTCTTGAGTGGTGCCTTTGCCCAAGCCTATCCCTACACGTATACCGTCTTTTGTTTCTACGGTAATGCTACCAAGGTCGTCTGATTCCTCACGGTATTCCTTTTTATTGACGCGTTTTAGCTCACCGGTCTCACCCCTAGACCTAGGAGCATCCTCTTTCATAACAGACCTGCTGTTAAAACTAACTATTTTAGCGTCAACGGTCTCAAATTCCTTTAGTTTAAATATGTTGTCTTGCTTAACTGTACATCTGCCGTTCTTGTATAGACCGTTAGGGTTCCGTAAGATTAACCCCTCAAATCCACATGCAAGAGACTTGGCAAATAGGGCTTCTGTTTGCTCTTGAGTCTTACACAAAACTTGATTTAGGCATTCGACGTTGGGTATATTTTCGCTTTCGACTATGGTCCTTAAAGTCGTTAGCCGATCCATATATTCCCATTCGCACTTTTTATTCCAATAGACCGCCGGTATACAGTCAAACATATAATACTTTAATTCTATGCGTGGCGGAATATCAAGATCATGTGTTCGGATATAAGTTTGTAACACATTGAACTCAAGAAGTGGCGAGTATATTTCGCCATCGAATATTACATTATACTTCTTGCTTATTCTGCATATTTCGCTAAAGTATTCTGTTAGCTTTTTGTTACCTTGGGGTTTCATGTTCCGTGTTAGTAATTCGCCATTAATTACTATACACCTGTTGCCGTCTAGTTTATAACTAGCCATTTTCGGATAGCTAATTTTATCTAACGGTACTATTTCATTTGGCGCTAATATTGGTTGGTTCATTTCGCGTATTTTCCTATTGTTGCATCAATCTCTACTATTGCAAGGTTCAATTCTGGCTTGCAAGTTAGTATTTCGTTAAGATTCTTTTCTGCAATTTCGTATGTGGCAAATACAATACCAAGACTAAACTCATTATGTTCTTCTACTTGATACCAGCTTTCATGTCTAAGAGTATCCTCTTGTAATAGAAAGGCATAGAATTTCTTGGTATCTTTGTCAATTATTGCGTAATATTTCTTGTTCATGGTATGTAATCCCCGAAGAGGCTGGCTTTTCTTCTTTCAATTTCAGACATCTCAACTTTGATGGTATTGATTTTTCTTTGATACATCATTGTTTCTTTATAATCCGATATACTCATCCATATAAGTAGAGCAAGTACTAGCACGATCACTGACACGATCACTGCCACGATAGTAATAATCACTAAATTTATAATAACCATTATATGATTTGCCCTATATTAAAGATTCGACTGTCTCGACGTATCTCATTATATCGAATTGGCTCACAAAAGTCAAGTGTCAATAAAAATAAAACTCGTCACCGATAAATGACGAGTTTCTTACTATATTTAGATTGGTATATCTTACTTAGCGCCCATCTTCGTATTTTGAAGCCGGAGCCGCTTTCTTTGGAAGGCGCTTCATTAGTCGGATAGCAGTGTCGTATGGAATACCAAGACATGCGCATGATGTCAAAAACATACCCTCATTCTCTCGCGGTTCTGTGTCCTCCCGAATGCAATTCGGGCAATGCTCTTGACCTAAAGCAAGTTTCTTTGCTTCCGAGATATCTGATGAATCAGCGGTTTCCGATGTCTTTGCGCTTTGACTCATCCGAGTAGGGCAATCGTGAGTCGATTCGTAAGGTGCAAACTTCATTATATTGCTCCCATCTGTTGTATAAGAAATCTTACCAATGCCAGCAGCTTCCAACGCGCCATTAAGCAGCCCCATTATTCCAATAGTATTGTCTGATCCAACTACTGCGTGTGGATGATTTACTATTTGGTTGTTACATGGTATTCTGTTATTACTCAAGCTCTTTAACACCATCGGATCTTTTTGGTTAATATCGTTTAAGTAATTGCATATCGTTTCAATTGGTGTCATGATTTATCCTCTTCTATTTCGCCGTCAGATATCCACAAACTGAAAGTTGCAGATGGGCGATCGTATTTTGCATGTAAAAACCCAAAGTATGAATCTACATACTGAGACCAAATAATGTGTCCGGTATGTTTATTTTCTTTAATGCATTGATTGTGTATTATCAAACTTTTTCTAATCATAGAAAGGATAATTTCTTTTAATGCAGTATCTTTTTCGTCGCATGTTCGCATTTTTTTATGAATTCGAGGTTTCATAGTAAGATTTATCCTTGTTCATATTTCTTGATGCCATCAGGATCAATATATTCGGCTTTACCTGTTTTAGGGTTGACAGTTAAACTACCTTTGATTTTTTTATACTTCTCAACGTTTTCTCTTACCAGTTTAAACGACTCTGCTGCTTCTTTAGCTTCGTTCCTCTTTTTCATTGTGTACTCCTATCTTTTTCGTGATTAGACGCCATTCTATTATGACTCTTCCTTCACCCAGACCGAGTACACCCCAATATCGGCATTGAACGCATTCGTATATGGCGGTG